CAGAAAGAGAGGACGCACGAGCTGTCCATTGAAATAATCTTTTCCGCAGCTCTCGCGAAAAGGGCCCTCGATGTATGTCTTTTGGACGTTAGTCGAGAAGCCACAGAACGCTAGCACCTCAATGACTCGAGGTGCAATCGTGCTCGGGCAGATTATATCATCTCCGTAGACTTGACAGTTGACTCCTGGTAGGAGCACAACCCCTGCTTCAGTGGCGACGGCATGAACAAGGCTAGCAAAGATTAAGGACTCGAGTTCAAAGGTGAACCCGTTTCCCATCGAGCTAAACTTCTCATAGCGTATCCACTTCCCGTCCACGAGGCCGACTTTTGATCGGCATAGGTCCAGCATGCTGAACCACTCAGGAGGGAGCAGTTCTTCAACGAGCTCGCGACACATAGTGTCACTAGCCGATTGAAGGTCTATGGTAGCAAGACTGTTGTCCACCGACCCAAGATAAGCCAGTTGCTGATTAGGCACCTGATTATCAAGGTCGATTCCAGCCCGCTTGAGGCGCCTTCGGATAATCCCTCCCAATCCGAGTTGGAGGAAGGAATTAATCGTCGGCTCCTTACAGCAAGGCCGGTCGGTCAGAGCAGTCTTCGGGACAGAGAAAAACTCATTACCCGGGACTAAGCCTAAGAGGTTTCCCGACGAATCGGCATTCCTCGACTCAGTCCAACAAGGGCTGCTTGCAATCACAGCCAAAGCCACATCACGAATCTCGTGAGTGGAGTCAGGGCAGGTAAGTAGCTTATCGTACTCGGTAATGGCAGTCCCACGGTTCGCTGTGGTGCTTCCAGGCCCGAAACGAGAGCGACTAAGCCACTCTTCAGCATTCGGCCGTAAACCGATAGTATCGCGAATGAATTCCCGGGCGTAGTGGAATACTGCGCCTGAAACGGGACTCCCGGAGGAAATTCGGCGAGACTTTCGGAGTCGTTCGTTAGCTGAAGAGCACTGCACCTCGGATTCCAAGAACTTCTGCACTGCAGCAGCCTTGGGATCTAGCCCCGGCAATTTGACTTCGAGCTTTCGCAAGAAGCTAACTACTTGGGCATCGATCAAGTATTCTTCGCGAGAAGAATACTTCCTTGGGTCGACCGTCATCTTCATAACGGCGAGGTAATCCCCCTCAGATAGAAG